AAAGAAGAAATTACCTTAATTTGGAAGCTAGTTCCATATGAATTTAAATTTGTTAATGTCATATAACTATTTTTTTACAACTAAATTTTGAAAACAATCTTTAACCCAAAACTCAACATTTCTAATTAAACCACCCATTTGGTCTTCATTATACATTGCTATGAATTGATCGGGATAATACGAAAGGTCGTTTGATTCTACTACCTTATCTAACCATTCTTTGTCTTCCTTACTAAGCATAGGATTACTTAAATCCATTATTTTATAATTTTTTTCTAAATCATCTTGACCATGAATTATTCTAGCATATATAACATGGTCAGATATTTTATTTTCACAAATATTTAATATATCATCCCAATTCATATCTTTTTCTACTAATTCAGGAAATTTTTTTAATAAACCTTTTTCACCTAATCCTTTAACACCTTTAATTTTATCAGAATTATCACCTAATAATGTTTTATGTAAAATAAAATTATGGGGAGATATTTTATATTTATCAATTACAGTTTGGGCTGTGTAGTACTCCTTTTCCATAGGACGATAAACAATAACATTATCACTAACTAATTGTAAAAAGTCTTTATCTGAAGATATAATAAATGCCTTATCTTTAGGATGTTGGGGAATTGTTTTACTTAAATATGCTATAATATCATCAGCTTCTACCTTATCAATACTTACAGTTTTAACAGGTAATGTTTTTAAATATTGAATAATTCTAACCATTTGGTCTACCTTAGCATCATCCTCATCATCTTTATCATCAAATGCATCCCAATTAGTAATACGATTAATGTTTCTATTTGATTTATATTCAGGGATTATGTTTTTTCTATTGTTAGAAGAACCCATTCCATCAAATACTACATAAACTTGAGTAGGATTTATTTGTCTAATCATAGCTCCTAAAGAACGAAAGAAGCCACCCAAACCTCCAATATGAATGCCTAAAGGATTTACCATATTTAATACAGCAAAATTTCTAAAGAATAAATTTAAACCATCTATAAATAATATTCTTTCATGAGTTTCAGTCTCTGGGCCTTGCTCCTGGATACTGTCCAGAAGACTAAATAGTTCTTTTTGTTTCATATGGTGTGATTTTATTCCCGGAATATACGAAAGATATTCCGGGTATCAAAATTTATTGTGGTTCTTCTCCAAAAGATGTTATATCAGTGTAGGATTGATCTTCTTCTACTACTCTGAAATCACCACCACCTAAAATAGCAGCCCAATCATCTTTTCTAGCATCTTTATAACCTTTTAACTCTCTATCATTATCATTAATAAATCCATGAGGAGTCATAACAATTTTACCTCTTGTAGTAACACCATTAATGTGGTTTTTATCAATTTGAATATTTACTCTTTTAGCAAATTCAACTTGTTTACCATCTTTAATTGCTTTTATTTTAGAGGTACCTGCAGACATTACATTACCAAATGTAACTACAAATGTAGAATCAAACCACATTGCATATCCCCCTTTATTCATCAACTTAGGTTGACCCATTGGAGATTCTGCTTTTAATGTCCAAACTTTATTAATACATACAAGTGTATTAGTATATGGAGATGATTCTTTACGTGACAATGTAATACGTTGATTTACGCTATTACCAAATTGAGTTGACATAGCACCTGCATTCCATTCATTATTATTTTTATTTGATTTAATAGACATTTCACAAGGTACTGATCCTATAGAATCCCATAAGGTAAATTACCTTTTTTCTGTTCATCCATTAAATCTAAAATAAATCCTGCTACATCCTCAATTGAATTAATAGTTTCTCTATCTACATAAATAAAATTACCTTCATAATTAGTAATTTCACCTGTTTCTTTATCAACTATTTCTTTAACATCCATACCCATCATTTTAGCATGATCCCAAGACCATTTCATCTCAGTAATAATAAACACAGGGAGTATTTGACGTTTTTGAGCTGCTACAGCAGCTTCTAATAATGCAGTAGTTTTACCTGTATCAGAATGACCTCTAAGAAGTACAATATGTCCCATAGGAATACCAGGGATTGAAGTAACATCTTGAAATGCTGAAGATAAAGGGATCCATTCCTGGTCTTTAAACTTGACATTTTGTCTTAAACCTTTTTTGTCCTTAAAGGCACCTAGATCAAATTTTGATCTAAGTTCTTTAGAGGCAGCTTCTGTAAGTGATTTTTTCTTTTTAGCCATATTTTAAAATGGTAAATCATCATCAGTTGAAGACTTTTTATCATCAAATAAAGCATCAAATTTATCTGATTTTGAAGTTGTATCTTTACCTTCAAGTGAGTAATTGTTTGATGTATCATTATCAAACCCCACTGCTGGTTCAGAAACAATATCTCCTTCACTTTCACCTTCTGGTTGTAAGAAAGATTGTAAATTTGCTTTTACTTCATCAAAAGTAAGTCTTTTAAATACATTTTTAGGATCTGGTTGGTCATCTAATATTTTAGTAACTAAAGCAGCATCACTACTAATAGGTGATACTTTCATTGATGGTGAAATAGTTGTTTTATTATAAGGAGTACCTGTTACTTCAGGTCCTACTGTAGTTAATTTAATATCTCTACCACTTGATGCTTCAGTATAATCTCCAATTTCATCATCAGCTGCTAAATTTAAAAACGCTTGATAAACTTCTTTACCAAATTGCCATAATTTAACACCTTCTGCTTCTTCACCTCTTACAATTACAGGAGCAAAAATACGAGTTTTAGCATCTAACTTTTTAGCTAAATACCAATTTTCTTTATCTCCACTAGCACGTAGTTGTTTTGTAAATTCTTGAATTGGATCTTTTTCACCCCAATTCAAGGGAGAAGCCATTACTCTCTGTCCTATACCATAATAAAACATCATTTCAGTAAAAGGGAATGACTTATTGTATTTGTTAGGAACAACTCTAACTTGTTGTTTACCTACTGATGGTTTCCAAAAAATTGATTTTCCACCACCTTTGTTTGTGTTTGATTGAGTCTGAAGTGACTCTAACTTTTGTTTAATCTGATTTAAATCCATATTATAACTTTTAATTTATTTTAAAACTGTGAGTAATATACAACAAATACTTTAAACAACCAAACTATAGTTCAATTATCTTATGTATTTTTGTTTTTAACTGTTTTAACTCATCATGTTGAGTTAACAGTACGGAATTTTTGTAGTGTTCCCAAGTTATAGGAAACTTAGTATCTACTACTCCTCCGTTTAATTTTTTAATAAGTTCATTTAAAGCATTAATAGTATACAATGTATTTGTTTCTTTTTTTCTATGAACTAAAATTGTGTTGTCTGGTAGGTCAGAGATATTGCCTTGATCTATGTTATAAGTACAAACATATTCATCATTTTCCTTTAC